TATAATACAAAGAAGTCAACCATAAACCAATTGAGGAATCTATGAGCAAAGTCAAGAAGGCTAATAAATTTAGCGAAGATGAAGTTAGTAATTCTGTGGTTAGCAAATATGGAGATGTAGTAAGAAGTGGTACTGAAGTTTTACAGAATATCAATAATCTTAATGTTATTAGTATTTCTCCAGCTTTAGATATAGCCCTTGGCGGCGGCTTAAGGGAAGGCTCTGTTGTTGTTATGACAGGTGATCCAAAAAGTGGTAAAACAACCACAGCTTTACACTTTGCCGCTAAGTGTCAGAAAAAGAATAAAAGAGTTATTTATATTAATACTGAAGGCAGATTATCCAAACAAAACTTTGATGGCATTAAGGATTTAAGCTCTGATAATATTATTATAATAGAATCAACAGATGAGAGAGTTCTTTCGGCAGAAGACTTTTTAAATATTACTGAATACTATATCAATAATGATCCCGGCTGTTTAATAATTGCTGACTCATTATCTAACATGGTTCCAGCCGTTGAACTTGAGGGCGAAGTTAGAACTGGTGTTAGAAACGCTTTACCAAGACTATTATCAATGTTTTTTAAGCGTATTAGTGGCACACTAATGAAAAATAAAACTATCCTCATTTGTATAACACATAATATAGCTAATACCGGCGGTTCTCCATATGCCCCACAAAAAATGGCAGACTGTGGTAACATGTTGCAATATCAAGCTGGAACTAATATGGTTATTACCCATAGAGGAAAATGGCAAGTACCAAAGGATACTGGTCAACACGTTGGTCAAATTGCAAATTGGTCTATTAAAACTTCTAATGCTGGCGGTAGACCTAATAGTACAGCGGAAGGTTGGATTAGATATGGTATTGGGGTAGATGAAATACAAGAAGTTATACAAATAGCTTGTGAGTTTAGATTAATTAAAGCCGCTGGTGCTTGGTATACTATACAATGTGCGGTAGATGAGCCAGAAAATCCTATTGTTTCCAAAGTGCTAGAAGAAAATAAAATAGGAAAGACTCCAGATGAAATAGAAAGATTTTTTAAGTTTCAAGGCGTAAACAATGTAGCTGAATTTTTAAATAGTAATAATTCAATTTCTACATTCATTTATCATAAAATCAAAGAGCTAAACAAAGGAGGTTAATGTTATATGTTATTAAATTTACACAGTTTAGTAAAAAAATATGATCTTAAAATTTCTGGAGTTGTGCATATTGGCGCACATTTTGGAGAAGAGTATGATTTATATAAATCTTTACAAATTAATGAAATGCTTTTTTTTGAACCGGCAAAATCTAATTTTCAGCAATTGGTATCTAGAGTTCCAAAAGAATTATGTATCAATAAAGCTTTAGGGAACTATCATGGAACTGCTTTTATGAACATAGAAACTGCAAATTTAGGTCAATCAAATTCAATATTAGAACCAGAATTACATTTGCAGCAATATCCAAATATTATATTTGAAGGTAAAGAAGAGATTGATGTTACAACGCTAGACTCATATGAAACTGATAAGTTCAATCTTATTAATATGGATGTTCAAGGTTATGAACTTGAAGTACTTAAAGGTGCTACGAAGACATTAAATCATATTGATTACATAATATCCGAAGTCAATATTGATAACGTATATACAGACTGTGCAAAGTTACATGAGGTTGACGCTTTTTTAAGAGATTTTGGATTTAACAGACTAGAAACTAATATGGCTGGGACAACTTGGGGTGACGCATTTTACGCTAAAAATAATTTATGAAAATCACTGGAATAAATGGCAAAGAATACACATGGAATCTAACAGGATATGATGTTTTTGATGATGACAAGCGTAAGCGATCTAAATATCATGTACGGGCTAGAAACTTACTAAAAGAAATCTACAATAGTTATAGAATATTAGAAGAAGTAAAGTTGCCGGGAAGTACAGCCTTGCACAGAAAATCTGTGCTATACCTTGACTTTTACATTCCTTCTATTAAACTAGGAGTTGAGGTTCATGGAGAGCAGCACTATGAGTACAATCCATTCTTTCATAGAAGCAAAGCAGACTTCATAAAAGGACAAGTTCGTGACGATGATAAGATAAGCTGGTGTGAGTTGAATGGAATCGAATTGATAACCCTAAAATATTCAGAAAGTGACGATGAGTGGCGAAAAAGAATTAAAAGCGTCTGAAAAACTAGCTGATTATATATCATCTATAAATGATTATATTAACTCTAGTAATACTAAATTTGCTTCTTTTAGAGAAGAATATTTATTAGTTTCTGATTTATCTTTAGATCAATTAAAAAAGTATAATCAGCAAGAATTATTTGATGCGGCATATCTAATATATGGATACGCAACATATATTCAAGATGAAATTAATAAAAATAAAGTTGCATTAAATTGGTGTAATGATCAAATGGAAAAATTGATTGTTAAATATAGTGATGAGTTTGGTCAATATACTAAGCACGAATCTAAAAAACATATATTATCACAAAGTAATTCTTATGCGGCATCTTTAGAAAACATGAGAGAGGTAGCGGAAGCTAGACTGCAATCTTTAGATGGAAAAGTATATGAATTAAAACGCAAGGCCGATATACTGTTAGAAAAGGGGAAAAGACAATGAGTTTTGATGATTTCTTAGCTTCACTATCAAGTGAGCAAAAAACTAAGTTAATGGAAGCACTCATGAATCAGAAGGATGAACAGCTATTACAACCAAAGCCAGAGCCTAAGATAGAAACAAATAAAAGAATTAATAATTCATCTTCAGTTGTAGTAGATGAAAACTTTATAGTTAAAAAAGTCGAGAATAATAACACTAATAATAGGAGAAACGAACCCGTGAAAGGTAGAAAAAACAACTGGGTAGATAACGGCGAGTTTAGAGATATAGAAACTCCAGAGTTTGAGCGAACTCCTAGACGAAGAGAAGCCGCAAAAAAGGTGGATCTAGAATGTCACGTTTGTGGCAAAGTATTTAAAGCTGATCCTAAGTTTGTGTATGGAGAATTTCATCGTTGCAATAGGTGTACTGGTAAGTAATATGGAGACAAAATTAACTGACATAGGTTCAGAAAGAGCCGTGCTAGCTGGCATACTACAGCATGGAATAGATGGATATATTGCTGTATCTAATTTGATTAGCAGTGAAACTTTTGGTCATATTAACAATCAAGTTCTATATAAGTGCATAGAAAAGATTATTGCTAATGATCAAAAGATAGATATACCATCTATATTATCATCTGCCACTCAGTTAAATTTGTCAGACAGTCTTAACACTCCACAAGAACTGAAATATATAAAGTCATTATTTGATTTCCCAATCAGTAAAGATAATATATTCAGTTTTGCAGTACAGATCAAGAAGTTTGAATTTGCACGTAAGATCAAAAAGTTAACATCTAAAATACATAAAGATGTTGATGATATTACTGGTACTGAATCTATCAATGAGATTATACAAATATTAGAAAATCCAGTAATAGATTTCTTAAGAGAAGATGACGGTGGTGAAAATCCAGAGAAAATTGGTAAGAACATTCAAGATTATGTAACATTTCTTGAAAACAATAAGTGCGATATAATAGGTATTCCAACTGGCTTCAATAAATACGATGAAGCTATAGGTGGTGGATTAAGACGCAAGTGCGTTGATCTAGTATCAGCTAGGCCCAAGGTTGGTAAAAGCGTATTCGCTGATAATGTAGCACTGAATGTGTCTAAGCGTGGAGTTCCAGTATTAATGCTAGATACTGAAATGTCCAAAGAAGACCATTTGAATAGATTAATATCTAATATTAGCGGTGTTCCTATTAATGAAGTTGCTACCGGTAAGTTCATTGATGATAAAGAAAAACACGCTAAAGTATTAGATGCTATTAAACAGATAGAATCTATACCATACAGCTACATTAGCGTTGCCGGTAAGCCCTTTGAACAAATATTAAATTTAATTAGAAGATGGGTGATGCAAGAAGTTAAAAGTGATGACACTGGAAAAACTAATGACTGTCTTATCATTTATGATTATTTAAAATTAATGTCATCTAATTCTATAACTAATAATATACAGGAATATCAAGCTTTAGGATTCCAAATTACATCATTGCATAATCTGTGCGTTAAATTAGATATACCATGCTTATCATTTGTTCAGCTTAATCGTGACGGCATAACTAAAGAAAGTACTGATGCGGTTTCTGGATCGGATAGATTGATATGGTTATGCACATCATTCTCAATATTTAAAATTAAATCTCCAGAAGAATTAGCAGAAGATGGTCCAAATGCTGGTAATAGAAAATTAGTACCTATAGTTTCTAGGCACGGTGCCGGTTTAGATGATGGAGATTATATAAATATGATTATGAGCGGATCACATGCCAAGTTAAGGGAACTTAAAACTAGGAACGAATTTAAAAATCAGCCAGTTGGCGATACGGGATTAATTGATTCGGACGCTTTAAATAAAATAAAACAAGATGAACTTACAAATAACTAAAAAAGAACTTAATTCAAAATATGAATTGATTTTTAACAAACTTGGTATGAAGTATGAAGTTTTCGGGGATAATGTATATTCTACTTGTCCAGTTCATAATAATAGCGATAACCCAAGGGCATTCTCATTCTCCTTAGATAAGGGAATATGGAAGTGTTGGACTAGAGACTGTCAGCACCAATATAGAAATGATATTATAGGTTTAATTCGCGGAGCCTTATCTAACATTGAGGGTGAAGATATTGGCTTCTCTAAAGCTCTTAGGTGGGCTTGTGAATTAATTAAAATTAAACATGATCACATCATACAGGATACAGCAATAAATGATTCTGATGAATTTTCCAAGCTTGTAGCATCTTTTAAAGAATCTAACGATGCAATAGAATATAGCCCAATAGTTATGGAAGATTTAACATATCCATCAAAGTATTTTATTAATAGGGGATTTTTACCAGAAACTTTACAGTATTTTGGGGTTGGCGATTGTGCTAACCCTAAATCAAAAATGTTCGACAGGTCAGTAATACCCATTCATGATGATTCTGGAAAAAATATTGTAGCCATAATAGGTAGATCTATAAAAGAATATAAGTCGCCAAAATTTTTATTTTATCCAAAAGGTTTTGTGAAAACTGGGCTTCTTTATAACTATCATAGAGCAGTAGATAAAGTCAATAAGAGTAAATGCATATTCATTGTAGAAGGTCAAGGAGATGTTTGGAAATTGTACGAAGCAGGAATTACCAATGCTATGAGCATATTTGGTAAATCTATAAGTAAAGACCAAGAAATTAAGTTAAATAAGTTACACTTAACACACGTTGTTGTCTTAACAGATAATGATCAAGCCGGAAGAGAGTCTAAGCTGCAAATACAAAGACAGCTTAATAGAATGTATAAGTTGAGTTTTCCCAAAATACCAACTAAGGATGTTGGGGAAATGACAGTAGATCAAATAAAGAAAACTATAATATCACAATTAGGGGATGGATATTTATGAAAATTATTGGAATAGCTGGCAAAAAACAGTCTGGTAAAAATACAGTAGCTAACTATATTAATGGCTATGTTTTAAAAAACATGAATATGGTTAGTGATTTTTATATAGATGAGAATGGTAAACTTATAGTTCAGACGGTAGACTCTAACGGCGATAGCGGATATGGTGAACTAGATGTTACTAGAAAAGATAAAGTATTTATAGAATATGCCAGCAAAGAATTATGGCCTTATATTAAAGTGTATCATTTTGCAGATCCACTTAAAGAAATGGCTATTAATCTATTTGGTATAAGCCAACATGATGTATATGGGTCTAATGACGATAAAAATAAACCAACATCTTTAGAGTGGAAAAATATACCAAGCGGAACTAAAAAGAGTGGAAACCCTACTGTTAGAGAATTTCTAGAACACTTTGGAACTAAGATAATTAGAAAAATTAAAGATGATGCTTGGGCTTTATATTCAATCAAAAAGATTATTTTAGAGGAACCGTCCTTAGCGATCCTACCAGATGTTAGATTTCCCAATGAGGTTGAAGCTATTCATAAGGCTGGCGGAATAGTAATTAGATTAACCAGAAATGTTTTTGATAGTGACGCAGAAGCAGAGGTTGCATTAGATAAAGACTATTTTGATTGGTCAAATTTTGATATTGTTATAGATAATTCTAACTTAACTATTGAAGAGCTATGTGAAAAGTTGAAATCAAATAACACAATTTGGAGCATATAATGCTAATAACTTATATAAGATCTTCTAGTTATAATAATTATGCTTATTGCCAGATGCAATATTTTATAACTTATGTTTTGGGGCATCAACCAGATAGCGGGAAAAAGGCAGAACTTGGCACAATTGTTCATAAAGTTCTAGAAATTTTAGCTAAACTTAAAAAGTACACTCAAGATAATCCTAAAAAGAATACTTTATCCATAGAAGATGACGCTTTGGGTAAAATAAATATTAAAAAATCAGAACTCTTTAGTAAAGATACTGTGGATGACATATTAAAACTAAGTTTTAAATTTTATACAGTAGACTCAAAACACAGTTTCACCAAGGGAGATAATGATAATTGTCATAAGTTAATTTCGGATACCCTAAATTACAACGATGGTCAATTTGATCCAAGATATAGGAAAATAGTAGAAGCCGAACCACATTTTGACATACCAATAGAGGAAGATTGGGCTTTTTTTGAATACGAAGTAAATGGTCAAAAGATTAAGGGACAACTAGCAATCAAGGGTACTATTGACTTGGTAACAGAGTCATCTGATGGAATAATAGAAGTTATAGATTGGAAAACCGGCAGAAGATTAGATTGGGCTACTGGCGAAGAAAAAACATATGAAAAACTATGTTCTGATCCGCAGTTATTGCTATATAATTATGCAATATCTAAGCTATTCCCCCAGTACAAGCAGTCAATTATGTCTATCTTTTTTATCAAAGACGGTGGCCCATTTTCTATGTGTTTTGATAAAGATGATGAAAAAAAGTTCCTAAAAATGCTTAAAAACAAGTTTGAAGATATTAAAAATAATGCCAAGCCACAGCCTATATCTCAAAATAGAGATAACTGGAAATGTGCCAAATTATGTCATTATTGTAAGACTAAGTGGCCGGGAACAGATCAAAACATGTGTATATATATAGAGAATAACCTCAAAAACAATGGTATGGACCACACCATTAAAGAGTGTACAAAAGAAGGTTTCCAGATAGGATTTTACGCTAGTCCCGGTTAATACGGATAAAATATGCATAAAAAATTGTTAACAATAGGTATGTCTACCTATGATGATTATGATGGGGTATTTTTCTCTATACAAGCCTTGAGAATGTATCACCAGCTATGTAATACTGACTATGTTGAATTTATTGTATTAGATAATAATCCAACTAGCATTTACGGACAAGAATGCAAAATGTTTGTAAGTGGTCAAAGTAATATGAAGTATATAGAATATGGTGAAAAACCAAGCTCATTCAATAAATATAAAATAGTTGATTATTCTGATGGAAAATACGTATTAATTATAGATTGCCATGTTTTAATACAAAGAGATGGTATTGCTAATTTAATTACTTATTTTAACAATAATCCCGACTGTAAAAATCTAGTTCAAGGACCATTATTATATGATGATTTAAATAACGTATCTACACATTTTGATCCAAGGTGGAGCGGAGATATGTATGGTGTATGGGCTACTAATAGTGAACTATATGAATCTGGCGATGGCGAACCATTTGATATACCAATGCAAGGAATGGGCTTATGTGCTTTTGAAAAATCTGCTTGGATGGGAATTAATCCATCATTTAGGGGTTTTGGTGGAGAAGAAGGTTATATAGCAGAAAAGTTTAGAAAAAATGGCGGTAGAAATATTTGTTTGCCTTCTCTTAAATGGAACCATAGATTTGGAAGACCAAGCGGGGTAAAATATCCATTAATATTAGAAGATAGAATTTGGAATTATTTCATTGGCTGGCTAGAAATTACAAAAGATCCAAACCACCAAATGATTATAGATATATATGAATATTTTAAAAACAAAATACCACAAGGAAGTATAGATATAATATTTAATAACGCTAAGAATTTAATACTAAATTAGGAGATTAATTATGCCAATTCCAAATAGAAGAAAAGACGAAGAAAAAGACTCGTTCGTGTCACGCTGTATGAGTAATGAGATCATGAAAAAGGATTATCCAGATCAGCAACAAAGAGTTGCTATTTGTATACAGCAAGCAACGGCAGACTGTGACTGTGTGGAAGCGGCAGATTATTCATTACAAGCTGAAGCTGGATATGTAGAAGAATTAACAGAAGAGAATTTTTATATTCCAGCAGAAGGTGAATACGAAGATTTTGGAGAGGAAACACAGGAGTGGGATATTGCAGCAGAAAAACCCGGCCTTTGGGAAAACATTAGAAAAAAGAAAGAAAGAATGGGTAAAAACTATAAGCCAGCCAAACCGGGAGATCCAGATAGGCCAAATAAAGAATCTTGGAAAAAGGCACAATCTGACAGCGGTGATGAGATGGCATTAGAACAGATACAAAAAATGCATGACCAACTTATGGAAATAGTTACAAAACTAAAAGTTATGTCTATTCCAGTAGAGTTTCAAGATTGGACAAAGGATATGATATCAAAGGCAGAAATATATGTGCAAAATGTTTATGACTTTGTTAAATATTACGAGCCGGGAAAATATGAAGATGAATATACAGAAGAAGAACCTTCAGAAATGAAAATGGAAGAAACAGAAGGTAAGAAATATGAATATAAAGATCCAGAAAGTGGAGAAATATATACATATAACAGGCAGGGAATCTATGAAAAGAATGGCAACAAGCTAGTATATGTTGGTAAAGCCGCTGAGTATCAAGGTAGAAAAGTAACTTTAAATAAACCATTTAGAACTTCTAATGGTCCAAAAAAGTTTGCTGTTTATACAAAAAATGAAAGTGGAAATGTTGTTATAGTCAGATTTGGTGATCCGAATATGACAATAAAGAAAAATATACCAGAACGTAGAAAAAGCTTTAGGGCTAGGCATAACTGTGATAATCCCGGCCCAAAATGGAAAGCTAGATATTGGGCTTGTAAATCATGGTAATATCAAAATTAGAAGAATTAGATATACAATGTAATATTAATAATATTAATTCAATTAAATATAGTAGTACTCCAGAATTTACTAAATTAACTTTTGATTGGAAAAACTTATTAAACCCACCACCATGTAATGATAGCCTGCAAACAATATCAGAGTTAAATTATGTAACAAGAATAACTTCTATAATTAATGATGAGCAAAAAAAACTTATTTTACAAATTGATAAAGAGCCAAAAAAGCTTTTCTATGAAATATTAAAACCTAGAAATTTAGTATTTCCAGAAAAAGAATTTAATGAATTTTATGAAACAGTTAAGCCAGTAATGTTAAATGTTAAAAATCAATTTAATAGACCTAGACCTTATCAATTGGCTAAAGTGTATAATAAAAAAATTAATGTAATAGAGACAAAAACTATACATACTCCAGCGTATCCGTCTGGACATTCTTTTTATGGCATGTTATGTTTTCTTTTTTGTAAAGAGTATTATCCTCGCCTATCGTCAGAATTAAGTAAAATGGTTGATATAATAAGTGATTGTAGAGAATATCAAGGGGTTCATTATAGGTCTGATACTTCTGCTGGAATTTCATTAGCGTCTATTTTATATGAACGTTTTAGGTAAAAAACATTTAATAGAAAATAATATGACATACTGCGAACATTGGAAGTTTGCAGTAAGTCATGGATTTTTATGTCTAGAAGCTGGATTCTTATTAATTATTCATGGGTTTTTACCTTGTTTTTTTGAGAAAGCCGGATCTTCGTTGGTAAGAAAACTTAATATATCATTTGATAAGAAAGCAAAAAAATACAATGCACCAACAAGACTGATACGCTATAATAAACTATAGCGAGGTAATATTGTGAAAAGTTTCTTTTTATTTTTTGTTCTATTTTTGGTCATATTACAAAATTGTATTGTTGTTTACTCTTTTTTCTTAGCAAAAAAAAGATATAGATTAGAATTACGTCCACGGTATATAAGATATAAATTTATTACAAAGGAGATTAACATGGGTTTAGTGTATGAATTAACATGTTCGGCCCCAACAGACCTTGATGTTGTAGAGCGTAGATTAACTGTAACAGTAAATGGTAATGTAGTTGCTACAGATAGTTACTCAAATACTGTCACGGTATTGGGAGAAAGAACATTTGCTCAAGGTGACAATGTTACTGTATCATTAGTTGATGTTGATGATGCTGGAAATGTTAGCGAACCAGCGGTTATTGAATTCGTAGCCAATGATACAATTGCCCCATCTGTGCCGGGATTAAATATTCAATTAGTTCGTGAAGAATAATTATTTTTGTTTTTTGTTTGGGGGGAGGATTTTACTCCCCCATTTTTAATTTGAGGTTATATGTTGAATTGGTGTCCATTAAAAAATTATACTCATTATAGCTTGCTGAAAGGCTTTTCTAAGCCAGAAGAATTAGCTTTAAAATGTAAGCAAAATGGTTATGTTGCTTGCGGTATAGCAGACTATAAAACAATATCTGGCGTTGTTTCATTCTATAAAGCTTGTAAAAAACATGGCATAAAGCCAATTATTGGATGCTCGTTTGATAATTGCACATTATTTGCTAAAAATAATAAAGGCTGGCACGACTTAATTAAGCTAGTGTCATCCATAAATAACGATGGAAATATATCTAATGATATATGGAATAATATTTTAGCCAAGGATAACTTGATTAGTGTTAATAATAATATAAAATTAATACCAGTAAGCTATTATGTGAATTCGGATGATGCTACACTACATAGAGTATTACTATGTTCAGAGCTAAAAACTACTCTACCTAAAATTAATAAGCAAATACAAAAGGGCGAACTATCTAAAGAATTAGAGTATCAATTTCTTAATAATGACCTGTGTGTTTGGTCTAAAGATAAGGTTGAAGAGATTAGTAAAAATTCATCTATAGATGATTTAAAATACGTAAATAATATCATAGATTCTTGTGAAGAATATGATATATTAAGCAAGCCAGTTTTACCAAAATTTCCTTGCCCAAATGGAGAGTCAGAAGAAGAATATTTAAAACAACTTTGTAGGGATGGTTGGAAGAATTTATTAATTCAATCTGGCAAAGTATCAAAGCCAGAAGATAAGCAAAAATATGCTGAACGTTTTGATGAAGAATTCAATGTGATTAAAGATGCTAATTTGTTTGGATATTTTCTTATTGTACAAGATATCATCAAATATGTAAATGATCAAGGGTGGCTTTCTGGTCCCGGCAGAGGTTCGGCTGCTGGCTGTTTGATTTCTTATTTAATTGGTATCACAAAAATTGACCCATTAGAATTTGATTTACTATTTTCAAGATTTTATAATGCTGGTCGAAATAGTGCTGACCACATATCATTGCCAGATATTGATATGGACGTTCCAGCAAAAAGGCGTGATGATGTTTTGTTATATATAAAGAATAAATATGGTCATGATCATGTTAGTCAAATGATTACATTTGGTAGACTTCAAGGTAGAAGTGCTATAAAAGAAGTTTTGCGTATTAACGAGGCGTGTTCTTTTGGTGAAATGAATACTATAACAAAGAATATACCCAATGAAGCAGAAATATCTGACCAGCTAGCAGATATGGATGATGATAATAGATCTATTATTAGGTGGGCGTTAATCAATAATCCTAATGAATTAAGAGATTTTTGCCATATTAATAATGATGGAAAACTTGAGGGTGATTATGCTGAATATTTTGATCAAGCAATTAAGATTGAAGGAACGTTTAAAACACAGGGAAAACATGCTGCTGGCGTGGTTATATCAAAACACAAACTAAAAGATGTATGCCCGATGGTTAGTCAGCGTGACTCATCTGAAAAAATTGCTGGACTAGAAATGTCAGATCTTGAAAGTTTAGGTCATGTTAAATTTGACGTATTGGGCCTATCGCTTTTAGATAAATTAATGTTTATACAAAATAAGGAAACTATACATGGCTAATAGAGATTATATTATATTTGACTTTGAAACTGGCTCACGTAATCCTCATAAGACTCAACCAACTCAAATTGCTGCCATAGCATTAGATGGTAGAAGCTTAACAATGAAGGGACAATTTAATAGCGAAATTAAGCCAATATTTGATGAGCAAAAAGCTATTGATGCAGGATTTGATCCAGTTCAAGATGAAGCACTAAAAATAACTGGTAAGACTAGAGAACAACTAGAGCTAGCCCCATCTTTAAAGTCAGTGTGGAATAAGTTTATTAAGTTTGTTGATCAATATAATTGGAAGGGTGAACCATTCTTTGCACCAATCCCTGTTGGTTTTAATATTATTGGATTCGATATGCATATTATAAATAGACTGTGTAAGGAATTTGGACCTTGGGACACTGAACGTGAACAGCAAAAACTGTTTAGTAAAGTATATAAGATAGATATTATGGATAATGTATTTGCGTGGACGGAGGGTGATCCAACTATAAAGTCTATTAGTATGGACTCGTTAAGAGAAAGAATGGGCTTAAGTACAGAAAATGCTCACGATGCCCTTCAAGATGTTAAGGATTCTGCTAATATATTTATTAAACTATTAAAAACCCATAGATCAGTCTATCAGAATATAACATTTGATAAAGCGTTTGCCAATGGTGGATTATATGTTAAATAATTTTATTATAGATTATAACTGTGATAAGACTTGGAAACTATTTGCGGAAGGAAAGACTAAAGGAATCTTTCAGCTAGAAAGTAATCTTGGTAAATCTTGGTCAAAGAAATTAGCACCTATTAATCTTGAAGAATTGTCTGCCTTAATTGCCATTATTAGGCCGGGAACTTTGAAAGCTTTTGTTGATGGGAAAAGCATGACACAGCACTATGTTGACAGAAAGCATGGTAGGGAGGAAGTAACATATTTGCATCAAGCGTTAGAAGAAATTTTAAAGCCAACCTATGGTATTCTGGTCTACCAAGAACAATCCATGCGTATAGCACAGAAGATAGCAGGATTCAATTTACAGGAGGCTGACGTTCTCCGTAAGGCCATTGGAAAGAAAAATGCTGCCCTAATGAATGAAGTTAAAAAATCATTTATAGAGGGTGCCAGTAAGGTTAATCTTGTTACAAAAGATGAAGCTGAACAAATCTTTGGCTGGATAGAAAAATCTGCTAGATATGCTTTTAATAAATCTCACAGTGTTTCATATGCCGCCTGTTCATATTGGAGTGCTTATTTTAAAGCGCATAACACAAAAGATTTTTTCTTATCATATTTGTACCATGCGTCAGAAAAGCAAGATCCTCAACAAGAAACTTATGAATTAATTTCAGAGGCTAAGTTATTTGATATACAGGCTAAAACTCCATCATTAGCTAATTATAGCGATAAGTTTAACTTTAAGAATGGTAAAATATATTTTGGTATTAAGGACATTAAGTGTTTAACTGGTAAAACTGGCGATAAATTAATAGAGGCTATAAAAGAAGTTGAATCAGAATTAGGTAAAGATATAAATAAATGTAATTGGGTGGAAATATTATTATATCTTAGCCCAAAAGTAAATTCAGCAGCATTTAAGGCATTAGCGTCTATTGGATTTTTTAGAGATTTTGCAGACACAATAACCAGAAATAAGGCTCTTTATGATTATGATATATATAGAGTGCTTACCAAATCAGAACAAGTTTGGCTACACTCAAACTATCAAACTAGAAAATGGTTAACTTTTGTAGACTGCTTGAAAGATTTAGCACCAACTAAAAAAGAGGGTGGCGGCACAAGTAAAACAGATAGAAAACAAGTGATAGAAAATGAAATACAACTACTTATTAATCCTCCATATGACCTTCAAGATGATGTTAGTTGGATTATAGATCAAGAAGTAAAATTCTTAGGTTGTCCAGTTAGTATGACAAGAGTTGAAACGTCTGATACATCTGCCGCAAATACAACGTGCAAAGAAGTTGTTAATGGAAAAAGGGGTAAAGATTTATGTATTGTAGCAAATGTTCAAAGAGTTTCAGACTATAAAATAACAAAGGGTGAATCTAAAGGACAAACAATGTCATTTCTAACAATAGAAGATGATACATGCGTTCTTGATAGTGTTATTATTTTTCCAAAAGTAAAAGATAAATATAAGTATGTCTTATATGAAGGTAATAATTTAATTTTTTGTGGATCTATTAGCGAACACGATAATTCTTTTATTGTAAACAAGATTCATGAAATTTGATTGTGTTTTTTTGTTTTGTAGCTGCTAATATATTAAGATAAGGAGATATGGATGAATATATGTTCATTTACTGGTTATCTAGTTGAAAATCCTAGAATAACAATGGTTGGCGATGTTGTAAAGGCAGATTTTGTGATGGTAGTCTACACTTATAGAAAAACTAAGAGTGGAGAAAAAAGTAGAATACCAACATATTTACAGTGCGAAGCTTGGCATACTGGTGCAGAAACGCTAGAAAAATATGCTATCAAAGGAACAAAAATAAATGTTCACGCTTCAGCAAGAAATGTGTCCAAAGAAAATAGTTCCATTATATTTAGAATTAACGAATTTGATTTCTGTCAACAAGATTTTGAGGATTGATAATAATGAGAAAAAAGCGCATATTGTTTTGCAGTGAAGCAACTTTCTTAAATACTGGATATGCTACATATACAAGAGAAATATTAAACTATTTACATAGTACTAATAAATATGAATTAGCAGAAATGGCTTCTTATGGAGAAAAAAATGATAAGAGGGCATATGGGACACCGTGGAAATTTTATGGCGTTGTTCCAAGTGAAAATGCAAGCGAAGAAGAAAAGAGACAATATGCAAGTGTTCCAACTGCCGCGTTTGGAGAGTTAATGTTTGAATCCGTGTGTTTAGATTTTATGCCAGATGTTGTGTGTGATATTCGTGATTTTTGGATGTTGGATTTTGAAGAAAGATCACCATTTAGACAGTTTTATAAATGGTGCATAATGCCAACCGTTGATGCTAGGCCGCAAGCAAGACAATGGGTTTCAACTTATCAATCTGCTGATGCTTGTTTAACATATTCAGAATGGGCTGGTGAAGTATTAAAGCAGCAGTCTGGTGGAAAAATAAACTACATAGGAATATCACCGCCATCAGCACATGCAGCATATGCTCCAGTTGAAAATAAAAAAGAACATAGAATTACTATGGGAATAGATCCAGATGCTAAAATAATTGGCACAGTAATGAGAAATCAAAGAAGAAAATTATATCCAGATCTATTTGAAGCATTTAGATTGCTACTAGACACTGTAGAAGATAGTTCTAAATATTTTCTATACTGCCATACTAGTTATCCAGACTTAGGTTGGGATATTCCAGAATTATTACAACAATATCAATTGTCATCAAAAGTATTATTTACCTATATATGTGGTCAAACTGGAAAACCATTCCCATCATTATTTCGTGGTGCTATAACTCAATCACCATATACGAAACAGTACGGTGCAACTCTTTCAAATGTTAAAAAGGGTGCTAGCTATAACGATCTATCAAATATTATAAATCTCTTTGATATATATGTTCAATATGCGAACTGCGAAGGGTTTGGTTTGCCTCAAGTTGAAGCTGCCGCCTGTGGTATTCCGGTAATGTCAACAGATTATTCTGCGATGGAAAGTGTTATTAAAAATTTAAATGGAATACCAATTAAGCCAAAAGCCTTATACAAAGAACTAGAAACTGGATGTTATAGGGCTGTTCCAGATAACAAATTAGCAGCAGCAAAATTAATAGAATTTTTTAATCTTACAAGCGATCAAAGGTTAAAATTATCTAAAGAAACGAGAGAATTATTTTTACATCATTATCAGTGGGATAAAAGTGGAAAAGCTTGGGAAAATTATTTTGATAGTATTGATATAATTCCAGATGATATTGGATGGAAATCTAAGCCAAGAATTAGATCACCAAAACAAAAGCCAGAAAATTTACCACCAAATACACCAATTAAGGATATTGCCAGATGGTTAATAACAGATGTTTTGTGTGAACCAGAAAAAATTAATTCTTTTATAGAAGCTAGACTCATTAGAGATTTAACTTATAAAACAACAACGTCAGTAACTGGTGGTATGTATTTTAACGAAAGCTCTGCCGCTTTTGATGGTGTTTTATCTAGAAATCCGTTTAATTTTGATATAGCATATGATAATATGATTAATCTATGCAACAGAAGAAACTATTGGGAACAAAAGAGAGCGGAGGTATTAAAAATAAGATGAAAGTTTTATATATAGGTCATTATAAAGAAGCAAGTGGATGGTCAAATGCTGCAATTAATAATATACTGTCTATTGCTAGTAATAATGTTGATATTGCTTGTAGAAATATAAAATTAACAAATACTGAATCACAAATAGATACAAGAATATTAAATTTAGAAAAAAATAATCTTGACAATATTGACTATTGTATACAGCACGTTCTTCCTCACCACTTAGTTTCTACCAAAAAGTTTAAAAAGAATATTGCTTATTTCGCCGGTGAGTCCAACACATTAAAATATAATATTTGGAAAGACTATCTTGATGCTATGGACTTTGTGTGGGTTCCAAATTCAGACTTAAAAGCAAATCTTATTAATGATGGAATATCAGAAAGTAAATTAGAAGTCATACCACACGCATTTGATATTAACAAGTACAAAACCCCGTTCGGAAGATTAAATTTTGGATCAAACAATCATAAGTTTAAATTTTATTATGTTGGTGAATTGAACGATAGAAAAAATATAGAATCTATTATAAGATCTTTTCATGCCGAATTTAATAATTATGAGCCAGTATGCTTAGTTCTAAAGGTTAAGAAAACTGGAGTTAATCCAAATGATTTGGCAAAACATGTAAATAACATGTGTTCTCAAATAAAAAAAGAAATGAGACTATATGCAAATATTAATGATTATCATTCAGAGATAGTTATATCTAATGATATGACATTTGATCAAATTCACTCACTGCATCAATCTTGCGATTGTTTTGTTGGCCCATCTCACGGAGAGGGCTGGTCAATACCAGCATTTGAAGCTATGTGCTATGGAAAAACGCCAATCTGTAGCAATGAAGGTGGAACAAAAGAATTTATTGACAAAAACAACAAGGCAACTGGATGGTTGATTAATGGCTCACAGTCAATTTGTAATCACTCTGATCCAGCTTTTCCGCACATATTTACTGGTAGAGAAGAGTGGTTTCAACCAGACGAATCAGAAATTAAAAAGGCTATGAGATACTATTATGATAATAGAAATATCATTGATAGATCTATTGGAATAAAATATGCCGAACAATTTTCACATGAAAATATTGGTAAAATTATAAAGGATACATTGAATGATTAATAATTCTACTAAAAGATTAGTACATATTGCTAATAGACAAAAGCCAGAGAAGTATCGTATATTAACATTCCCAACACATGAAAGATATGAATCTCAACTTTGTAAAACTGGTCATGATTTTTATTCATTTCATCTCCCAAATCTTAAAAAATGGAATAAAGAACAATGTGCAGTTCCATCAAATTATTATATATTGCCAGAATCTCAAGCTTGTGAATATTTAAACTATGATTTCATATTAGTACAAAGTAAGTTTTGGCAATTTCAAGTTGCACAACAAATAAACCAAGTTGTTCATCTACCAATAATTTGTTTAGAACATACTATACCAACACCGCAAACAATACCAGAAGAACATATTCATATGATGAAAAATATGCTTGGTGATATTAATATATTCATATCTGAATATTCTAGAAAAGCTTGGGATATAAACTATAATGCAGACATAATACATCATGGGTTGGATACAAACATATTTAAACCACTCAGCGTAAATAAAGAGCAACACGTTCTAACAGTTGCTAATGATTTTAAAAATCGTGATTACTGTTTAAATTATAGTGGCTGGTCTAGAGTAACAAAAGATTTTAAAATAAGATTAATTGGTGAAAATAGTGAGGATTATGGTCCAGCTAAATCTATAGAAAACTTAGTAGAAGAATATAATAAGTGTCATGTGTATTTTAATAGTTCAACACTTAGCCCCATACCAATGTCATTATTAGAAGCAATGTCCTGTGGCTGTGCCGTAGTTTCAACGGCAACTTGCATGATACCAGATATCATTCAAAATGGAATAAATGGATACATCTCTAATGATGAAAATGAATTAAAATATTACATTAATATGCTATTAAATGATGAAAATAAAAGACAAGAAATTGGTAATAATGCTAGACAAACAATATTAACAATGTTTTCTGAAGAGAATTTTATTAAAAATTGGCAAAATGTTTTTGATATTACATACGAGGTATCCAGAATATGAAAGTTTATATAACAGATAAAATCGATAATTTTATAGAAGGCTACAAGTCAATACCAATATTATATGGAAAAATAGATCTTAGCGAAATACCAAATAATGGTGCGGATCAAATTATTGCTATCAATGCTTTAGATAATATTCCATATAATTTGCTTGGAGATTTTTTAGAACAAGTTTGTCAAAAGATGAGATTTAATTGTGAGCTAGTTCTTAGTGGGGTAGAAACAAATATATTATGTAAGCAGATTTTAGATGGTCAAATGAATATTAAAGATTTTAATAATGTAATTTTTTCAAAAAGAGGCGTATATGGATCAAAAGACATTATTGAAGTTCTTAATCATTATAACTTAGAAGTAAATAGTTTAACATTTAAGGGACATAGTTATGAAATCATTGCCACAAGACCAATCAGCAAAAACTAGTTGCAAAAATTGTATATTTGCAGTCTATAATAATAAAACACAAACTGGGTGTTTAGTTAATAGAATAGAAAAGTTTGGCGATTTAATTATTGAAGCTTATGATAAAGATAAAGAATTTTATATTGTAAAGTCATTTTGTAACTATTATAGAAATAATACTTGGAATAATGGGATAGTTGATATTAATCTTGTTAAAAGTGAAAGCTCAATTGATATAACTTTACTTTTTGATTGTGACGATATTTCAGAAAATGATTCATATAATATATTAGATTATATCAAGTCTTTAGACTATATAAAATCTAAAATAAAAATAATATTATTTAGTAGATACAATATAGATCAAATAAATATAAAAAATATAGTAAAAATATACAAGTGGTTGTCTGAAAATTCATACAACGTAAGTATAACAAAATACATTAATAGGTCTACATATTTACATGAAACTATTGCTTTGGAAAAAACAATGTGTCATATCATTATAAATAAAGAAAATATTCCTGCAACAAATTTTGTAAAATGTCTCAACGATAAAGTAAATGATAATTTGGCAAAGTTTTTAATTGCTCATAATAGTAATAATAATATAATATCCAATATTGCGTACAGAATAAATTATTTAAATAATTATGATGAGTGTGCCTATGATTATGGTAAATGCACTGACTTACTAATTAAAGAAGCTCAGAGACTACAATTATATCTTGAGATATGATAATATGAAAACTAGATGTGTACAACAAGCAAAAAAAACAATAAAGATTACAAATGAATTAATAACTGTAATAATATTGTGTGATACGCCGGGATATAGAATGAAGTCATACGGACCATTGCCTTTAATAACAATAAATAACCAGAAACTTATAGATTTACAAATACAAGCCATACAAAAAACATTTAGTAATTTTGAAATTATTATATGTGTTGGCTTTGATGCTGAGAAGATATGTAAATATATTAGACAAAAATATAGCAATCTTAATATAAGGGTAGTGGAAAATCAACTATTTAATTCTTCTAACTCATGTGAAAGCGTAAGAATATCTTTAAATAATACATTTAATGACAGAATATTATTATGTGATGGCAACTTATTATTTAACGATAAAATATTATCTCTTTTTAATACAAATCAAACTTGCGTGTTAGTTGAGCCACAAGCGTCAGAAAATTTAGAAATAGGAATAAATATAGATGAAAATAATGAGGCTCAATATTTTTCATTTGGTGCTTGTAAAACTTGGTCTGAAATGATATATCTTGATAATAAAGACATAATAGAAACGCTTAGAAAAATAATATCATGTTCAGATAACAAGAATAAATTTATCTTTGAAGCAATTAATGAAATTATTAAAATCAAATATAAAATTAAATGTATTTATAATAAATATTCTTTACAAAAAATTAGTAACATAAAAACATATCATGCAATAAAGGGAAAGAAATGAAATTTTTGATTAATAATTATAGCTCACACAATCAAACAGAAGCCCTATATTTTAATGCTGGTCTTAATTTAATAGATGGTATATCTTCTATTATTTGGCATCCACAACAAATAAGTGCGTATGATATATTTGACATAATTAAGCCAGATTACTTTATAACACATGTTGA